CCTGTATATAATATTCTATATGCAAGCTGAGAATATCGATCCTCATATGTAAATAAACCTTTATGGGGTCCTATTGGATTAAGACCCATGTCCTGAGCTCTTTGAGCGAATGGTTCTCTCATAATGTTCTCCTTTCAAGGTATTTGTTATTGCTTCTTGAAGGAGTTCTGATAATCCTTCTTTAAACATACTAAGTTCTGTGTTTTTTAATTTCATATCGGCAAGAATTTTAGAAAACTTTTCAACTGCCATATTTATATCAGCAGTTCCATGTTCCCCATTTCTATCTTTACCAATTTGAACTTTACCATCTCGGTAAACATAAATAACCAGATCTGCAGCGTATATCTTTTCTCTTCTAGTTGGTCTGGTTATATTATATCCACTACCACCGCTACCATCAATGATCATTATATCCTCTCTGCTTGAAATCTCAAATAAATATTTCGACCATCAAATTCAAATGATTGATCAATAGATGTAATTTTAAATCGTTTTTCCAATTCAAAGAAATATTTTGCTCTTTCCATTGTCCAAACCGATGTATGTGGATCAGGTGGTTGATTAAGCAATTCTGTAGTAAGAATTATATTATTTGCATCAAAATTATTATCTATTTTTTCATTTAGTATCATTTCTGCTAACATTGTATAATTCGGAACTATAACATCAATGAGCGAACCTTTATTTGTTATAGTTGATAAAAGATAAATAAAATAACATACTTTATCCATTAGCACATGTTCAAGAAATCTATAGATACAAATTTTATCAAAAGAAATTTTAGTTCTTTCCATAAATTCGTAAATATCTGTTTTACAATAATAAGATTTATTTAATGTACCATTCCATTCCGCCAATTCTTTTTCAATAACATCAGGTTGGGTATTCTGATAGTACATTATATCAGAGTTAATTAAAAAATATGGTTCTGGTAATTCTAAAGGTAATTCTTTTCCTGCTGCAATATTTAAAATTATATTCATATATTCTCCTTTTCAATAGCTTGACATTTCCATTTATACCATCTTTTATTAGAAATAAATGATCTATGATTAATATTATTTTCTAAACAAAATTTAGAAATATCATTTGTAATAATGACCTGTCCTTCTGGATTAATGATCTTCCATGTTTTTGATGACGGATTATCTTTTCCTATTAATTTTCCAGATCTTGATTTACTAATTTTTGCTTTGGTGGTATTAGATCTTTGTTTTCCAAAATTGGGATTATCTTGACCTCGTTTTCCAAACATATGATTTTTTTCGCCAATTTGTTTTTCACCAATTTTACGTCTGGTTTCTTCAGACAAGATTGTTCCACGCCTTGTGCCTGGCTTACCATACATAGGATTATTCTCACCGGAATTAACTCCAGAAATTGACATATCTTTCATGTTATCTTCATGATTTCCAATATATAAATGTTCTGGATTTATACACTTTTTGTTATCTTTTGTATGGTCATTGTTGCATTTATGAAGAACCATTAAACCATCTGGTATATTACCATTGAATAAATAGTAGCTAGCTCTGTGAGCGCTATAAAATTTTTTATCATCTATTGTTCTTCTGTATTCTCCATATGCTTGAGATGGGGTATCTTCATAAATCCAGCATCCATTTTCATTAATTTTAATTTTACTTAACAATTCATCTTTAAATTTTTGATTATTTATCACTTTTGTTTACCCACCTCTCATTTTATCTAACAAACTCATATACAATACTTTTAGTAAATGGCGTTATATAAAAATCAAAATATCTTTTCTTATCAATATCATCAGAATCCATAATTTTTAATGTCTGCTCGGTTATCTGCATTTCCCCATATCGTTTAAGAAAAATATTAAATTTTCCATTTTTTAATGGTACTCCAAACAATTTTGTATCTTCTGAGTTTAGAAAATGATCTTTTATGTTTTGCAGTCCCCTAAATATAGCACCTTTCTTTGCAAAGTTTAATTTACATATTGCTTCATAAACTTTATCAATATTTGGATAACGAAATGGTACTCCTTTAATAGATGTCTTAAATGAATTATCCAACGATATATATTTTGATCTGTCGATTGATGCTATAAATATTTGATAAAACTTTCTTCGGTTTAAAGGTATGTCACCTGTATGTGTTTCTTGCAACCCTCTTGTTAATATAAGACCATCATATTGTCTAATGACAATTTCATCATCTTGAATATTATTTCTTCGTATGTATTCATCAATTATAGAACGAGTTGTGTTTCTAAGAACTGATGTTAATCTTGGATTCTTTCTCATCATTTTTCCGATTTGAATATTTCTTCCTGTTTTATCATTTTCATCCAATTCAGATATATCCATACCGAGTTGTTTCATAATATTATAATGACATGCTTCTATATCATAAAGATATAAGTCTTTTAATATCAACTTTAGATTTTCATTTATTTTCATAAGTCACCTTGAAGTGGGATGGGCGAAATAGGGCCTGTTTTTCTTAGCGGGGGTGAACACTAAAAATATCTCGCCCATCCCAAAGTCAATTATCTTAAGATATCAATGATAACACTATCAATTTGTAAGTGATGGTTAATGTCTGTTACTTCGCTTTGGCGATCAAGTAACCAATTCACTGCTGTTTGATTTGTTGTCATATCTTCTACCGCTTTACTGCTTTGTTTATAAAGTAATTGTAATGATTCAAGATCAGCTGGTTGAGCTAGCTTCTCGTTCATCTCTTCAATTGATCTTCTGGCAACTTCGATTGCTTCATCTTTTTTCTTAATTTTTACAACCTGATATGGTACTATTGCTTCACCGATTGTATTACAGAATACACAAATTAGACCGGTTCTTACGCCATAACATTTAATAACTATACCATCATTATAAGGATGAATTAGTCTGAAACCATTATTGTATATTTGCATGTCCGATGCTGGAATACCCAATACAGGTTGAACATCTGCATTTTTAAATAGCTGAAGTTCTCTGCTGGGTTCTCCTGCAACCTCACCTTGACCATCAAGAATTGCCATAATCAAAGTTTTGTTGGGGTCTACTCCACGGATAACAGCTTTAACCTGATTGACGTTTCTAAATGCTCCGGCGTTTGATTCGAACCATGAATTTAAAGGAGCGATCGGAATCGCTTCAACTTGAACTTCTTCAGCAGCTGTTTCAGCTGGTGCTTCCGTGGCTGCTTCAGTTGGTAAATCTAACGATGATTCTTCAAACATTGGAACTTGATTGTCTCTTATCATTTCAGATAGATTGCTAGTTTGTTGTTCATTCATTTGAGTTTAATCTCCTTTGTTTTAGTTTTTCCATTTACACAGATCCGCTTCTAAATCTTGGCGCCATTTTTCGGGATCTATATTTGCGTACGTCTCCAGTGCAGCTCCAGCTAATGCCATAATTTTAACAACTTCTTCATATGCTTTAACTGGAGCTGAACCATCTTGCTGGAATTCTTTACAATTAACCAGCCATGGAGGTAACTCAGTATCCCATTTGCCCGTATAAGCGATTAATGCTTTATCAATATATTCTTTTAAAAATAATAGAAAACTTGCAAAATTTAGCGCTTCAACTTCTGCATAATTACCAAATATATGAGTTTCATAATCTCTTTCTTTTTCATAAAGATCTATCAAACTAGAAAGATTCATAGGTATTTTTCTCCATTTTTATTATATTTTTTTCATACTATCATAAAAGTAATCGTTCTATATATTTACAATTACTTATAAGTTTGTGGCGATATTCAGGCATATATTCTAATACAATATCCCCACTCCAGTTGTGTAGCTTTTTTAGATTTTTTACAAAAGCAATTAAATTAAGATCACCATTACTTATGTTGAATGGAAGATGTTGATTCCTTCCCTGTCTGTTTGATAAATGAATAACGCTTGTATATGGTAATAAGTGAGATAACATCTGATAATCAAACCAAACATCATCTGTATGACTTGTATCTAAACACATTGCAAATAGATCACCTGGTGTGTTTGATAAAATATCTGATAATTTCATATGCCACATATATTCAATTATTTTAAGGGGATTTCGTAATTCTTTCTTTTTTCTCCATTGAAAATTTTCAATACATAATTGAACATCCCATATATCTTCTACTAAAAATAATGATAAGAATTTTCTAATTCCCTTATTTGGGTGTACAATAAACTTAAATGCTCCAACTTCGTCACGTATTTCTTTTATCATATCAAACATAAGCGATGGTTCATGTCTTAAAAAATCTAGTGGCATATGTACTGCTTTAACATGGATATGATCTTGACTTATTTCTTTAAATATTTTCTCCTTTATTTCGATATAATGCTCATATTTATAAAGAGCTAATTGAATTTTTTGAGGGATTGGACCAGGTTCATGATATCTATTATCTCCACTAAATCCATACGAAACTGAAACTTCAATCATAAATATCGCCTTCCATCGAAACCGCCAAGAACACCCTTCCAGTTAATTGCAATTGCTTCTGAAGTATGTATTGATTCTTCATGACTGCATTTAACAATCCAATCAATAACCCCATCAATATTATCTAATGATGAGGAAATTGAACGTATAGCATCTTCAACAAACATTGGATTCTCACCTGCAACTCTTGCGATCTCCTGTTCATCGACTCTTTTAATAACTGGATATGGAAGGGTTGGTATTCCTCCTTCTACAGCTTCGATAATATCTTCTAACCATATATATTGCTTGCCATATGTATTAATTTCAACCATTACATGAGCATATGATCTTTGATTGTGTGGAAATCCTTTACTGTTAAGGACACTAAATACCTCTGCTGCACAAGGACAATATGATGCATATTGAATTGTTGCTCCTTGAAAAAATCTATAATACCATTCCCTTTTCTTGGTTATTTTATCTACTTCAGTAATTTCAGCATCATAAACCTGTCCCTCAAATCTGCATTTATAATAGATCGGAAATTGATTATCAGAAATAATTGATTTTCTATTAATTGGCAGTCTGAAATCAAATGTCATATATGCTCCGCTAGCACCAGGTGTTTTACTTGGTCCAACATTTTCAATAATTTTCTTCAAGATCTCTTCAATGAGTTTACTTTTTAATGGCAAATCTAAATATGGTTTTAATGTAAGTAAGAGTCGAGACATAGAAATACCTTTGGTGTCAGCATCAAGGCTAGTCCGTATGGCAACATTTGCAGTCATTTCATGAAATCCACCATACTTGGACTCAAGTTTAAATGGTACCTCAACATTCTCAACTCCTACTTGCATAATTGGTATTTTAATGTTTGGTTCTGATTTTTGAACATCGGGTAAAGTTTTAGTCATAAATCTAACTCCTCTGGGTCGAATAACACTTCTTGTTCTGTATTTGGTGTTTCTTCTTTTTCTGGCGGATTAGTTAACTCTACTTTTAGTTCTGTTAAAAAAGTTAATGGACTTTCATATTTTCTATAAAATAGTTCTCGATTTGTTTCATAACTAAAAACATCAGAACTACCAGCATATGTAGATGATGTTGAACTATAAGCCATTCTCTCCAAATAATCTATGTTCATTTATGTTCAACTCCTATAACGGTTAGATATGAATTTAACAGCTTTACCGATTCAGGAACTGTATCTACTTTCTTGTTTTCATCAACTAAATCTGAATCAATAAATCCTCTGATATATTTATTTTTAAGATCAATACAATCAGATTTTGTAGTTAAAAATTCAAATAGATTAGAAGTAGCATCGTGCCCAATTATACAAGCTGTTTCCATTTCACCGCATCTTTGACCACCTTTGTTTTTTCTACCTCCTAAAGGTTGTAATGTTCGTTTTGCATAACTACCAATTCCTCTAGCAGCTAATTTTTCTTCTGCAATATGAACCATTCTCAAGAAATATACATAACCACATGCAATTTCATTTTGTACTTCTTGTTTAGATACTGGATCAAATACTTTTTGCTTGAATTTTGTACCAGTATATTCTAATGCATTTTTCATATCTTCCATTTTACAAGATTCAAATGGAGGTTGAATGAGGGTAAGTTTTTCAATAAATTCAGCTGTAATAGTTTTTGGAATTGATTCCATAAATTGTTTGTAATACCAATTATCTTTTGTTTTATCAATGATCTTTATGAAATCTAATAAGTATTTTTTAATTTCTTTTTGTGTGTTATTTCCATCTAACATCTTTAGAATATTATTTTTTAGATCATAAAACGCCATGGTTAAATGTAATTCAAACAATTGACCAATGTTCATTCGAGATATAATACCAAGAGGGTTGATACAAATGTCAAGATTTCTTCCATCCTCTAACTGCGGCATTTTATCATGTGGAACGATTCTTGATATGATTCCTTTATTTCCATGACGATTTGCAACTTTATCTCCAACTTGAATGGGTCTTTGCTGTATTCCAAACATACTTACATAAATACCATTGATCTTTTCTCTTTTATTTTTATAAGTTCCAACAAATGAGAATATATCTAAACCATTTTCCTTAATAATTTTAGTAGCTTCTTCTTTTGAAAATTTATTGAGTATAATTTTCTTGAGATCATTTTCTTTTTCTTTTTGGGATTCAATTTTATTTTCAATCCATTTATTAAACTCTGGTATATCACTATTCCATGAGTTTGCAAAAAGTTTTACCTCAGAAATTATATGTTTCTTTTCTGTTGTAAGGGATGTTTCCTCTCCGAATTGTGAGTATAAATCATCAGATGATAAACTTTGTATTCTTGCATATTGGCTTCCTTTTGCAAGAGTTTCAAATTGATGTGGTAATGGTTTAAATTCATCTTCAGAAAGAGATAACAAAACTTTATATGGTGGTAATGTAAATGATAAATCTTTATAATGAATAGATGTAAAAGTATTCTCTTTTACCAATCTCTCAGATATTACTATTCCATCCTCATAATTATTGCCATAATAAACCATTACACCAGTAAGTAAATTTTTACCGAATACTATTTCACCATCTTTACAGAAATTGCTTTCTGCTAAAATTTCTCCAGCTTTAAATTTATCTCCAGGTTTTACATAAACATTCATAAAATCCAAATGCTCAACATATATTTTTCTGTATTCTATGTTAAACATTTCAACATCACCATCTGTATAAAGTACAATAATATACATATCATCAATATGGACAACTTCTCCATCTTTTTTAGCTCGTTTAACAAATTGAGTTTGATCTGTATATAATCCTTCACACCCAGATTGAATCATTGGTTTATCAAACTCTTTGAGCATAATTGATTGTCTCATTTGAGATGATGCCATTTGAAGTCTTGTTTGATCATCATGTTCACTAAATGGCACCATAGAAACTGGAATTGATATTGGTTGTTTTCCACATGTATCCTTTGTAAACTTCAAATTATCGTCCAATGGTACATTAGGTATTAGGTTCTGGAGAACTCCGCAATTATCGCGATCTGGGGTGTCTACTGGGCATATTCTACCAAACATAGTCGGGCATATATCTCTTAAATGTTTTGGTATATTTTCCCTTTTAAATCCACCAGGTCCCAACAAACTTATTCTTGATAATTTGGTCAATTCTTCAATTGGATTAATTGAAAAATCAAATTGAATTATATCCGAAACATTACTTTCACTTAATATTTGATTTGAATTAATATTAAACTTTGGTTGCCTTGTTGTTCGATTTGAAAAGCATAGATCAAAAATGATTTTAGAAATTTTGGCAAAGATCATATATTCAAAACATCTAACTCTTTTATTTGTAAAAAGAGTATCATCAACATATTGATCTTTGATTGCTTGAAGCAGTTCTTCTAGTAATGATCCGGTTTGTAAAAACTGTCCAGTCATTATATCAATTTGTGGAATAGCTTCAAGAGCATATACAATATCTTCACCTTTTGATCTTGAATTATATCGAGAATATTGTCGACCCAACTCTTGAATATAATCATCTTGAGTATAACCTTTTGATTCTCTAAATGTCATAACAAGATCTTCCATCAAATTTTCATATAGAATAATGCTCTCTGGTTCAAACTGAAGATGTTTAAAGTCAAATCTTTGATCTAACGCATCTGGTCCATAAAAAGCAAACATTAATAAAGATAGAGCTACCTTTTTTCCTAAGAAACTTACCTTTGCTCGTGGTTCGGTTTTATCTCTATATGCCATCAATGTAGCAACATTTGTTCTGAGTTTTATTGATTCCCCCCTGGTAACTACAGGTATATCAAATAGTTGAAACAATGGAATTTTCTTTCTACCGTTTATAACAATATAATTTTTATCAATTAATTTTGGCAGATATATACTCAAATCAATATTTGAGTTTCCTTTTTGAAGTTTTATAACTAAGGTTTGTTTAATTGTCTTAGATAATTCTCCAGATGAAAATCTTGAATCCTTTAGACTCAACTCAGCTATTTGAAATCCTATATTTTCAACAGGTTTAACTATTTGGGAAACAATTGGTAAAATCTTCTCATATTCTTTTGATCTAATGGTGAAAATATTTTCATCTTCACTTTGTATTTTAAAGATTGGATTTGTTATCAATGTTTTCCCTCCGTATTACTTCTTTGTATTCTTTTAATGCTCCGTATAATTTCTCATCCTCAACATAATAAGGGTCTTGATTCATTTTCAAAACATTCATAATCAATTGAGTTAATCGGAGATCTGGATATGTATACCAGATCTCCTTTATTAACTTAATTATCGGGTCGATTCTATTGGGGTCTCTCATATTTTATATCTCCTGTATATTATTGCATTATACCACGATTGATGCCAGTTTCTATTAAAATTAGCTTGAGTATTACAAGTATTACATAGAGTAATTAAATTATACGGATCACAATTTTTCTTTTTGTAGTCTATATGATGAACAACTATATTTTTGGGATTAGCTGAATAGCAACATGGATTTAAACATTTATAATCATCCCTTTCTTTAATATAATCTTTATATTCTTTTGTCCAATCTATGCAATAAGGTTCGTATGAAAGACCACCTCTCCAATTTGGATTTCCATTTCCTGAAAAGTTTATCTTTTTCCATTCGTTATGACATTCATGACATCTATGCCCTGCTTGAAGTTGGTCAAATCTTATTTCTGAAACATGACCTTTTGGGCATTTAACTTTTAGTTTTGAATATATGTTATTATATTCGTTTGAAATCCAACTATACTTAATAGACTTTAAAAAATCATTTATATCTTTAATCGTTTTCTTTGGAGTTCCAAAACAAATTGGGCAACGAGTTCCTTGCTGAAAAGAAGTCCAAGTCATATGAAATATATGACCTAACTTACATTTCCATTTTAATGGAGTAAAACTATTTAAATAAGTTTTTGAAATAATTTCATATTTTATTTTATTTTTTAAAAGATACCTCTTTATGTATTTAATACTTTTTTTTATCTTTGGACCCTTTTTATTTTTTTCAATTTCTCTTTTCGTATTTTCACACATAATTGCTTGTGATGAAAATTCTGCTTTAAGGTCTTGTATGGTTTTATTATGTAATTTTAAATGACTTGGTGTAATAGTTTTAACTCTTTTACCACAATAAGGACAATTTATATAATCCATATTTTATTACCTAATTCGTTCTCCTTTTAATATTTTATCCATAACTCCTGAGTAACGACCTTCATATAAAATGCCCTGTAAAATAGATCTTTTTGGATTTGAAAACGCCATGGCCAGAATCCAAGATTCCTGATTTGGCACACTCTGAATTGAATAATAATTTGGTTTTACTTCGTTTCTATTTTCAAGCAATCTCCATTTTCTATAATCCTTCCACATAAGCTGAGCAACCACACATTCATAATGAACATGATAGATATCTTTATCATAGATATCAAACAATTCAGAAACAATATCTTCATATGTTTTGCCTTTGAATTTATGAAGGAGTGTAGCGACTGATGAAAGATCCCCAATGACATCTTTTTGTCTAATATCTCCTGTCGTTTGTCTTTCATCTCCTTTAATAATTGCCGAACCCGATGTATGAAAAGTCCTCAAAACCAATTGAGTAGTTCTTTCTCCGAGAGTTTGTGCTGCA